AGGAGAATCAGGCCAGTCCAGATCCTGATTTCAAGATGAAGATTGATGTGGGCATGTGGAACCGAGTGGCGAAGCAGACTGGCGCTGAGTACAAGTGGCTTGGAACCGAGGTGTATAAAGCTCCCAAGGAAGAGTCTCCGCAGCAACAGGCTGATCCGATTGACTTTGACGAAGACATACCGTTTTAAGGAGTAAACGATGCCAATAGTGGTAAAGATTGATGAAGAAACTAGGATCATCTCTGATCCTTTGAACTGGATAGTGCAGTCGTTTATGGGCGGCAAGTGGAGGTCTAAAACCTACCATCCCAATTACAGGGCGGCACTATTGCACCTTGGTGAGACTCTGGTTCGTGAAAGTAACGCCGAGGATCTGGCTGAGGCCTTAGATCGTGTTGAGGAGGTAATAGACAAGCTTGTGGAAGCGCACAAGGATGTCATAGCGCCTGTAACGGACGATGAAGGGTTCTTGGTCGATGCGTCTTGATATCAAAGGCGCTGGTGTTGGGGAGATACTGGGGCCGATATGCGCCCTAGTTCCCAACCGCAGCACTGAGATCATGGAGTTGTTCTTGAAGTGCAAGAAGGGCTTGGTGATTGAGCTAAGGCCTGTGCAGAAGAGCAGGAGCAGGAATCAGGAAAGCTATTACCGTAAATGGTGTAACAGCTTTGCAGACCATTGCGGTATGACGCCCGATGAGATGCATGAGGAAATGCTGTGCATAACATTCGGCAGTGAAGAGGTGCAGACTCGGTTTGGGCCTAGACGCAGGGCCGTGAAGCGTAGCGGTGAAACGAGCGTAACAACATATGCCCGGTTAATAGATAACTTGATCAATACCGCAGCGGAGATGGGGTTCAAGATCCCGACGCCAAGATGAGGCCTACATACGAAACCAATGAAGACATCGAATACGAGTCTCATGTTGCTGGCTTGTTTGCGAGCAAGCACAACATGCAATGGGTAAGGAATCCGCCAAAGTACCCAATAGACATTAGCTTCAGGCGAGGGCCAGATATTGTTTTGTTCGCTGAGATCAAGTGCCGAAAGGTACGGAAGGATGTCTACGAAACCTACATGATATCGGTATCAAAGGTCATGGCGGCTAAGGCTTTGACCGATGCAACTGGGGTTCCTTGCATATTGATTGTGAAATGGAAGGATCAGGCTGGGTGGATCAACTTCAAGGAAAAGCCAAACGGCGTCGGTTTTGGTGGGCGCGTTGACCGCAGTGACAACCAAGACATGGAGCCAGTGGTGTACTACGATATTGAAAGGTTTAAGGATTTATAACTGCGAGAAAAGGGCAGGTGAGTGGCAGCATCAGTCTCTCCAACATGGGATCTTGATCTCCCGCAATACAAAGAGGCCCGATGAAGTGTGGATCGCAGCGGCGGTTGACTAGCCGAGTCACCACCAATCGGGTCATCTGCCACAACTGAACTTTAATTGGCTCAGGGTATTCATCACACCCTCCATCACCGTTCCCGTCCGGTGGAGCCGGAGGCGGGACTTTTTAGGCTCCCTTTGCCTCGACTCCGTTCTCAGGTCAAGGGCAAAGGATTGCGAACCCTTTCCCGTCAGGGTGGCCGAAGGCGGGACTTCAATGGAGGTTATTTATGAGCAGTGCATCAGATATTTTTATAGTCCCAAAGGACTATGTTTTTCGCCCAATTGGTTGGAGACAAAGCACCATAGTGGTCGATGGAAAAACCATTCACCTGTCATTCAATACGGTCAAAGTCCCTAAGAGCGATAAAGACAACGGGAAGCGACAATGAATAAATTCGTACAAGCAATAAGATCGCAAGAGGCTTACATGAAGAAGCCTAAGCCTAAAAAGAACAATGTACCCGAAGACAGGCGTCCACCAGTGAAGGAGTCTCAGATCATGCGGATACTGCTGTTACAAAACAAAGGTGTTCAGCCAAGGCACATAGCTGGCGAGGTCGGGGTGCCAGTGCAGACTATCTATAACGTGCGCCAGCGTTACTGCCTGATTGATGTTGAGGGTGAAGGCAAGTGGTACAAGTACTTGGGGGTTTAGATGGACGATAAAGAAACCGTAGAAGAATTCCTAGCCCGTGGCGGCAAGATTGAAAAGGTGCCGTTTGGTTACGTTACAGACAGAGATGGGACTCTTAGCAAGGGCTTTACTGTCCGACGAACAGAAGAAGGACTGTCTCTGAAGGTGCTGCGTAATGTTCGCGTAAGCCGCCAGAAGTCGAGACGCGGCCTATATAAGTGACGATATCCTGTCTGCGACTTTTTCAGTGATGGTGGGTAGCTGAATGTATCTTTCAAGCTGAGGAACAATTTGTAAGTAGTAACGCTCTTGTTCGTTTATCAGCTTTATAGCATCTTGCTTTTGCGCCGCTGTTAGATCCGCTTTTAATATCGCCCTTCTTTGATTCCGCAGGTCGGATAGCGCCGTTGCAGTAGGCTGCAATTGAGACTTCAGCCCCAAGAACTGTCTGTTATTAACGAGATAACTCTCAAGCTCATCAGTCCTGCCGTCTTCATAAAGCTTTTTAGTTGTTTGCTCTACGCGCTTAATGTAGTCCCACATCTCGTAGAAGTCTTCTTTTGCACCACCGCCGAACTCTGAGCCAAAGAACCGTCTGATAATTGGGTACTGAGAAACATCTTTACCCGCAAGAACAGCCCTGTTATCACCTTGCACATAGCTGTCTCTTAGCGCGTAATCAAAAATGCCCAAGGCGTACATGCCGATTGTTCCGCCGTATCCGTTCATTAAGTGATCTATTTTTATCGGGCTAATACCAACGACCTTCGACATGTTCTTGGCGATTTCACTGGTGGATGCAAGCTCTTGGAATTGTGGATCTAAGTTGCCCTCTATGAACACTGGCGTAACAGGTCGGCCTGTGTACAGGTCGTAGTTCATGTAAGCTTCTATGAGCGGCGTGATCGCTTGCGGTGGCTGAATGCCAAGTGTTCCGAATACGGCTCGCTGAACAGATTGCTGGGCTTCTCTAGGTGTAGTGCCTTCGTTGTATGAGTCTATGATGCGCTCTGGCAAAGTCTTGAACAACAACCCGACTTCAAACGGGATCGGCACTCGGACTGGCACACCAGACGCTGTAGGTATAATCCAGTAATTGTCTTTTACTTCTTCTGTCTGTTCTTTGTACTGCTCATCATCGCTAAACATTGCGTAGTAAATAGCTGTACTGGCGGCTATCAGTGAGCCTCTTGCAAACGCACTCCTAGCTGCTTGACCCCTAGAAAGCTCTCTGTTTGCGCTACTCTTCCCTGATAGGCCTCGGTATAGAACGTCCAATCCTTGAAGTCTTGCGTTTAAGAATGGAATTGTGGCTGTAGCTATACGCATTCCAACATTGCTACCTCGACGCCCGAAGTTAAGAACCTCCATTGCTTGAAAGCTTGCCTCAGCTTCGTTGCCCGTGCGAGCGAGAACATCTTTATAGACCGCGTTTCTCGTTGCAGCGTCAGACCTTGTGGTCGCTTGGCCCATAGCATCCCAAGCGCCAATAAAGAACTTAAAGATAGGGTCTTTCTGTTTTACGTTCTTGTTTCTCTTTTGCAGGATCTTCCCTGCGTACTCACCAATGTTTTCTGGGTCGTTATTGTAGTCATAACCGCCGACAACGCCAGTCCGCTCAAGCTTCTCCATGCCTTGTGCGTAGCCAAAAATAGTGTCAATGACGGGCGTAAACTTAGATCCTGACGTTACAAACGCAGACAGAGAGTCCCTAAGCATGTTTGCGATAACAAACCCCGGCTCGCGTGTAACCATCTCTCTAAGTAATCGTGCAGGGAGTCCAGCAGTCTTAGATATAAGCTGCTCAAACCCACCAGCGGGTTCAACAGTTAACGACTCATATATTAACGGGTCATCAATGATGAAGTTGCGTCGGTTGCCGTCTACCTTGAACGTAACAACAGCCTCGCCAGTGGTTCTTTGCCCCGGCTTAACTTCTCTTGCAAGACCAAGATTTCTCATGTCCCTGACAATGCGTTGCTGGGCGACATTCTTCATGCCCATGCTTATGGCCGCATTAAGGTTCATTGATATGGCTTCCAACATGGGCACGTTGATCTCTTTCTTGCTGCCCTTGATGGCTTTTAGGTCTGCGCTGCCAGTTAATCCTCCGAATATATTCGGCGCATTTGGCGTTTCAGCGCCTTCTACTTGGCGATAAAACGGTATGTAGTCAGACTGATCCCGCCACATCTCAGCAGTCTCTGGGTCAACAACACCTGTGTCTTGCAAGAACTGAACGGTGTAACCGTTGTAGTCCTGCCAAGCGTCGTACCAGTCCTTGATAATTGAGTTGCCGTTCTCATCCAAGAATGACTCGGCTGTAGCTATGTTTGCCGCGTGGTCTGCCGGGGTTCCGGGTACATCAATGCCCTTCGCTTTTAGCCTCTCAGCCCTTTTAGCTATTGAGTAAGCCTGAGCTAACTGCTCCAAAGATCCATGCTCCTTTGTGTACAGCATAGACATTAGGTCAATAAGACCGCTTAGCTTTTTGGTTTCGCCTCGACTGTTGGTGTGTTCAAAGTCAACAACCTTAGTCATGCCGCCTGTGTAGACCGGAACACCGTATTGCAACGCCGCAGCAGTGATGGCGTTTGCTCTGTCAGCCATGAGTGCGGCAGCTATTGACGAAGAATCAGCTAATAAATTACCAAGCACGCCCTGATAATTTTCAAGTTGTGCGTACTTGTTGACTGCTTTTTGTTTGAGTCGAGTCAGGCTGAGTGCTATTGGGCCTTGATCCAAGACGTTTAAGTAGGTCTGCCCCGGCGTGTTTGTAGGTAGCTCTGCGACCACATTGTCTACAGCAGCTTGATCTAGTGGGTTAATTATTGGGGCGTTTGCTCTAGAAAAGGCTGGCATTTCGCTCGCTGGAACTTCCTGACCTTTGTCAGGGTTAGCTGCAACAGCTTGAGCGTATGGGTCTGCGCCGGGGTTGAAGCGAGGAACTGTGCTTACTGGCCTGTTTTCGGCTACCTGTAAGTTATCCTCTACTACACGGTCAACTTCACTTTGACCGATGACTTCTTTGGCTAGGTTTTCTGGCCTTCTGCTGAACGCTGGGCTTTCTTCCGCATCGAATCCTGAATCATCTTGACGAACAGATCCATCTTGCCTTCTGGCACCTGACCGACTATCGACGGCTCGCTGTCTGTCTGCGTCCCTGAGTGCTTTTTCAACTTGTCCACGGGGTACTCCCTCTTTTTCGGCCAGTATTTCAGCAGCGTCTAAGTAGTCGTTGTCTGATCCCCGTCCGGGTTGAACGCCTAACGCTCTGAATAATTGTTTTTCAGGATACCACATCAACGCTTGGAAGTCGGCGGTGGTTATGTCATACCCAGCTTCAGACAGGCGCTCTCTAGCAGCAGCCGTAACCTCGCGCATGTATTGACGCTCTGATCCGCTTTTAGGCGTGGCTTGTAGTTGCTTTTTCAGGTTCTTAACAAACGTGCCTGTCTTCTTGAATATCTCAGGCTTTACATGGTTAACCCCATGCTCCTTCTTATAGTCCTTGAAGTAACGCTGATACCTGCGCTCTACAGACTGTATAAACTCATCAAACAGGTACGGATCTTTAACGATCTCGCTGTAGGGCTGGTCAGAACCCTCTAAGGCGTCCTTTATAATTGTCCTCGGAAGACCACCAACCTTGTCGATCATTGGGATCAATTCACCGCGAGCCTTAGCTAAGTCTGGTGGGGCAGCGAATGGGCGTCCCACAGCGCGGTTCCACATACGCATCCACCAAATATCCATAGTAAGCGGATCATAATTACCGCGAATGTTCTGGTAAAAACCCTGACCTATCTTTGGCCCAAGGATGTAGCTTCCTTTGACTTGAACATCAACGCCCTCAGCGCCCGGAACCTTAATGGCCTCAAATCCAACCTCGTTGTTGAACGCCTTAGCCATATCCCTTAGCTCGTTAACTGTAAAGTCAGCGTCTAAGAAGTCGGCAACGCGCATGTTCTGACCGCTTGCTTCGTAAGCGTTGTGGAAGTTGAACGCCTCAAGCATTGCGTTGTTACGCTCACCGCCCTTGTTAAATTCTTTTTTGTTTTTTGGAAGCCTACCTTTGTCCATGTAGAAGCGGAACATGTCCGTAGCCATTGAAAAGTTATCTACAACAGCCTGCCCATTGGATGTAACAGCTAAAACAAAATCAAACACAGCTTCTGTCTCAGGCGACTGCATTATTCTAGGCTCGACAGCCTTCATCACTTCTTTTGCTGCTTTAATCTTTCGGTCATACCAACCGATAGCGTTGCCGTCTTTCTCTAGAGCAACCATTGCCTCAGTGGCAAGCATGTCAGATAAGATGCCAATGTTTTCTTCTGTGTACTCAAAAGGCTCTGTTCTGCCTGTCGCAGCCTCCCACCTGTCCTGTAGGAACTGTGCCGCTTCAGCAAGTGTCCTTTTCTTTTCAGGCTTGTAGGTGTTGTTCTTCATCTGCTCCAACTCTTCACTAGTTGGTAACAGATCGGTATTTGTCATACCAAGGCGTTCCGCCTCGCCCATAGGGGACAGCGGAGTCCTAGAAAACGCCACAGGGCTTTCATCTGGAAACTTTCTAGGAAGGTCTGATACACCAGCGGCTTGGTCTATTGCCGCAACCTCTGAGTCTCCAAGAACCCTATTGACCTTCATTGCTCCACCAATGAGCCAGTTTCCAGTCATGTTTGGGTTTGTTTTGTACCGATAAAAACCGCCCTCTGGGATTGTGTCAGTAATTTGAGCGGTTCTTGCTATTATCTCGCCTTGTTTGTTTCTTTTTGCTCTTTTGTTTGCTTCTTCTTGCCAGTTTATGTCAGCAGGAAATTCTACTTCTGCCCATACTTGATCTTTAGGCCTGAACTCAGGCTTGCCGGGAGTGCCTCCTTCGCCTATGTGAGTAGCTTGAGGCAAGTCTCCTGCGTGCCATCCGGGTCTAAACGCAAGCTGACCTATTTTAGATTTAACTTTGCCTTTATCAGTTAAAGGGCCAACCTCTGCTGCTATCCACTGGCCCGTTTCCACAGGAGTATTTGCGTTAACAAACAGAGGATACAACTTCGATGTGTCTCCACCTTTTATCCTAAAAAGCTTGTAGGCCTTTATTGTTTTTTGTGGAGGCTGCACAGGCTCGGTGTCGATTGTCTCCTCGGACTCAAACTCATTGAGCTTGTTTTCCTTTGGCTTTCTTGCAAACGAAACCACTTCACCCTCTTCAAAGTCAGCAATGGTTTGCCCTGTTGCTGTGGGCACGGGACGCTCTGCGTCCTCGCCTGTAGTGACAACAGCGCCTTTATCTTGCAGGGTCTTTAACCTTCTGGATGCTCTTTTCTGCGTCTGAGCAAGCGTGCGTATCTGGCCGCGCTCTCTAGCGCCAACCGCTCCAGACTCTATGCCGCCTATGACCTCGCTGAACGTGTTGAACTCCTCGCCTTTGAGGCTGGACACCATGTTCCTAAAGAATCTAGCTATACGCTCAACCAAGGATCGGGGCTTGCCCTGAAGCAACTTGGGATCTTTTCTTGCAGCCCTTACTAACTCGGCAACAGACTCCTCTACTTGATCAACAGGCGATAAGTCTGAGTAATTGTCTTGCGCCCATTTCAGGAACGTCTTGCCGTCTGGCATCTTTTTGTTTGCAGCAGCCCTAGAAAGCAAGCTCCACTCTTTGTTCGTGAACAAATCAAGCTTACGCATGGCGTGAATCATTTCGTGATCTAGTATCTCAAGCAGCGCAGCCTCCACTTGAGCCTCGGTCATAGAGGGATCTGCCATGACTTTGTCTATTGACAAGAAAATAGTGTTTATAGTCGGGTCGTAATACGCCTCAGCCCTGCCCTCTGGATCAATCTCATCAGACCTCACAAGTTGAGTCTTTTCACGACTGGGGTCTAGAGTTACAGACTCGCCACCAACAACCATGCTGTCTATATCGCCGCCCTGACGGGGCCGTATGCCGTAGACTAGGTTCCCATCAGCGTCTTTGACCGCAGTTCTTAGAGCGTAATCAAGGCTTAGCCCCATATCCTTCAGACCAAAGCCTTTCATTGTTTTAGTAATAGCTTTGCGTAATCGGTCAACATTTACCGCTGGCGCAGGCAGCGCCAATACCTCGGCTTCTTGCTCTACAACAGGCTCCGCTTCAACGGCTGGAGCAGCCTGTACACCTTGCTTGGCTAGGTCTGCCTTTAGATCGCTTAAAGCGGCAGCACCTTGCTGTGTTGTTGGGTTGATACCAGTAGCATTAGCAAGAACAACCTCGCCTGCATTGGGGTTTTCTTGCAGCGTCTTTGATGCTGCGCGGAACTGAGCGCCTGTGTACTTGGGAAGCTTGAAAGTAGGAAGCTTTGTCGGCTTGTCAAACCGTGGCAACGATCTGAGCTTTTGATACAACAACCTAGACTCAGCCAATGACAAATCGTTTACCGACTTGATGGTCTTCTTGCCTAGTATTCTGCCTGCAAGATACTTGATCTCAGGAGAGCCTACTTTTGATGTGATGTTCTTAGCTTTGAGAAGCTGCTCCATCTCTTGGAAGTTGGCGTCAACATTACGCATGACACCCTTCTCAACAGCAGCTTTGCCTGTGCGGTTGTTGAGTTGGTTTGCGTAGACCCTAGCGTCGGCTTCTGTCTTGAACTTAACAAGCTTAGGTGGCTTCTTTTTCGGGTTTGCTTTGATTGCAGCGTCTTTTTCTAGGGTGGTCAGAGGCCTGCCTTGCAGAATCTCACCAGCACTGCTCTTCACTATCGGGTTGTTGTTTTTGCTTAGGCCAGCCCTGTACGTTTCAGTCTCAGGTAAGCCATTCACCCGTGTATCGCTAAGGTTGTATAGCTGATCTTCTTTGAGAACGCTTCTGACTTCTTCAATCGTGAACGTGTTTGTTACTGGCAGCCCTTGACGCAGACGCTTGGCGTTTATGCGCTGAGATGCTGTCATCTTGGTGGGGCCAACCCTGTCCTGCATTAACACCTTAACGTCGGCTGTTTCATCAAAGCCACGGTCTTGTGTTGTCTCGGCTGCGCTGTCTACGGCAACCGAGCTATATGTGTTTGAGTCAGGGTGATTTGCAGCAAAGTTGTAGGCCTGCAACGAGGATTCTTGATCGGCGTCGTATGATTCTGGTGATGATGTGATCACCGCGTCTCCACCAGAGAACACGTTGTCATTGATCATTTCATCGTTAAGGAACCCAGCAAGAGCAAATGCATCTTCAGAGTTCTGTAAAGGCACACCGTATTGCTGACCGTTGCTGTCTTGCACTGTGAATACAGGGACGCCTTGAGCGTCAAGCTGTGTGGTACTAGCGCCTACACCACCAAAATCTTCTGGCAACTTAACAGTGAACGTGTTGTCGGCTGATGGGAAGTTGTCGCCCATTGTTTGGCGAATTGATTGTGCGTATGCAAGCATTGGTTGCTTGGGATATCGACGCTGTATGCCCTCAGTAGGCTGTGCAACTGTGGTGATTTGGAATCCAGATTGCTGCGGTACACCATTGACTGAGGTTATTACTTCACCGCCGCCGGGAGCTTCTATGTAAGTCGTGACGGATTCTGTGGGTTTCCCTTTGTTTCTTACTCTGGTCTTTTCCTCTGCTTGAAATGACTCGCCATTAGGCGCGGTTACAGAAACAATTCTTGATGGGGTTTTTAACTTAGATGTAAGCGCCCTGCCTGTAGGAGGCGCTATTTGGGATGGATCTATAGGTGCCTCACCAGCGGCCCTGCGAGCTTCATTTGCAGCTTGGCGGTCAAGTGCTGCTTCAGCGTCTATTCTT